ATCTGCATTGTGTTTCCGACTTATAAACATTCTGTGATTGCATAAAATTACAATTGTCATTTAGGCACATAAACAATACAGGTATAAAAATTTCAATCATTTTTCAAAATGCATTTCAAAAAGTTTATCAATATTGCGTCCAAGAGGATTATTGGCTTTGGCTACCGCAGTAGCACATTCTTTTATAATCAACTCGGCAAACTTTTCGTAATTGAAATTAAGACCAAATTCATTGTGTTCCCAACATTGAGGTTCAAGTTCTTTGATTAGTTTTCTCATACTACCTCCACTACAACATATTTACTATGAGGATAATTCTCAACTAGCCATTCAATCATTCCTTCCTCGTAAGGAAGAAATACACTATTGAATTTGTTAGTGATATATTTACGCATTCTTTTTTGACCTATAAATTTGCATAGCAACATTAAGGGCATCCATGTAATCTGCCATGTATTGTAGTTGAATATGATGTAAGTACATATACAACTTAGTATCAACTGGCCAGTCTTTAAACTTTTCAATTACATCTGACTCAAGTTGTACTTCTAATTCTTTAACGTATTCTTCTACTGTCATACTTAATCCTTTGTCAATTCAGCAACCAATAAAAAATGTTCATAGGCTTTCTTTACAGCAGGATTGGTCATTAACTGATCAGCTTCTGCCATCATAGCTTTCACGCCTGCTTCGGCAATATCGTGTGAACTGGCTCCGTTCAATGTGCAAAGTTCATCACCAAACTCTTTTGCTAATTTTTTCCAAGCCTTGCGTTGACCTTCTGTTATCGGAGTTTGTGTAGGCTTTAATTCACTAGCTTTGTGCATAGCCTGAATTATAGCCTCTTCGGCTACTCGGCTGGCTGCAATCATAGCTGCATAGTTGGGATCAATATTAAACCTACGACTCTGCCCACCCGGATATACCATCAAAAGGTGTGTACCTTTATGAAAACTGTCCATCCAGTCGCTATCGTATTCTGCAACAGGTACATACCTATTGCCTTTCTTTTCGTAATAAATCTTTTTCATATCATGTCCACAAACTATCTCTAATCTTAATTAGACGAATCATCATTTCAGTATCTTCTTTTTCGTAGGCTTTTTCAATCTTGTCTAATAGTTTCATAGCCTTGTTACTTGCATTTCTACTAGCAGGATCTTTCTCAGAAATCCCAATCCATCTGTTACCATGTTTAATACGCAACATTTCACAGTAAGCAGTCCAGCCACTTGCATCATGCGGGTCTGGACGATTTGGATATACAGTGGTCCACCATAGATAAAGTTCTTTAATTTCCTTTGCACGAAGGGCTTGACCAGTAGGCTTACCGTGATTAGGATCAGTTTCTTCTACACCCCAGTCTGTTCCCATTGTTAAGGTCATTGCCCAGTCAAGATGGTCGATACCTGCTTGAGGGCAACGCCAAGTGCGCCAACGCCACCAGCCAGTAGCATAAAAAGGAGCATCATACTTCTTTCTATCTTCTTTATTTCCCCATGCGATGTGGCTCCAGGCTTGTTCGACCTCGACAAAATCAACCAACTCATTAAATAAGCATGGAAGGAAGCGATTGCCAACATCACGCCAAGAACCAGGCTTAATATCACGGTGATGAGCGGTGAGAGCATGAGTACGAGTAACCCAACGGTTATTGATGTAATACTTAACATCGTAAATTTTTCTAATAGGATATGTTACAAAATCTTGAAGTTTACCAAGACCTTCTTCTGCTAACCAATAACGAACAGGATTATATCGTTTGGCTTCATCATTCCATTCATCCCAACCTTCACTAGTCTTGGCTCCGCCTTTTGGCGTACCGCGCACCCAATCAGCGAATGGAGTGCATGACCAATAGTTACTGTGTTGTGCCATTTTTAAATACTTCCGGGTTATCTTCTACTAGTGCAATTAATGCATGTGTTTGAAACTTAACTTGTTCTTCTGTCATCTTTAGATTGTAAGCATGGTCTAGTATATGTAATACTTCATGCCACAAAGCAATTTTTTTAGTTTGTTCAGTAAATTGATTACCAATCCAAATCTCTTGGTCATTGAATCGTGCTAAGCCAATAGTGCCTTGCATTTCTTCCGATGTTTTATATTTTACTTCGTAATCTATTCCGCAAATTTTAAATTTCATTATTCTACTCCAAAATGTTTCTTAATCTTATTAGCAATAATAGCACCCATATCATCTTCTCTATGACTAGACCCCAGAGCAAGGTCCATACATTCGTAAGCAATCAACTCGGCAATCAATTCTACCTTATCAATTGCTACCCACTTGCCACTAGAATCACTACCGTGTTCTTTAATTAATTCTCTTACTCTGTTATTCATTTCAATACTCCTACATAAGGACTGTTCAACCATTTTGCGTATGTCTCTGCGTTATCTGCAATTTTTTGCAGTTCATACTTCCCGCAAAATTTTAATAAGTGTAGGCCCACTTGAGGAATAGTAGTTCTACGCACACCTTCACGGATGTTTGTATCTACTGACAATTTAATATCATCGGGCTGTGCTGTCAAATCTATGAGGGTTCGGTTGCGTTCAAAATCGTCACGCACACGATGTTCTACACCCTCATGGTCGGTAAAACGCTGAAGCATAAAATTGTTGAAATTAAATCCCATTTTATGACGATCTTCAAATGCTTCACGAATACCAACTTTATTTTTACTACCAATTTCTCTGGCACCCGGATAGGATGCGAATATGTTATCCGATGAATCACCTCTAACTAATTTTTTAAAAAGCAAATATTGTGGATCCTCTAATAGTTTCGGATTTTTTAATTTATCCAAAACGGGCTTGCCATTCTCTTTAAAATATCCATTTATAGTCACAAGTTCATTGCCTACTCCATTGTAGCGCACTACTTTGTCGTTGATTAACTGGTCGTAATCCGTATCTGTTGAAATTATCCAGTGATTATCTTCTGGATGAAGTGCCACAAATCTTGCTATGAGATCGTCAGCCTCTGCCTTAGGATCACGCAGGACACTACAGTTTGTGCGGTCTTTAAGGTAAGAGCAAAATGTCTCATACGTGGTCCAAAATAATTTATTTTCTTCAACCTCAGCCTCAGTTTGAGACATTGTATCTACTACCCTATTTTTCTTATACGGGGCGTACAAATCTTTTCGGAAGCTGCGACCCTCCAAGCAAAACACAACATGATCAATTCCAAAACGTTTAACAATTTGATTAGTGCTTGCTAAGGTAAGATGTAATGCTATCCCTATCTTCTCGTCAACCGTACTACTGCGTGATGCAATGTGACGGGCCCTGAAAAAAGTATTGGCAGTGTCTATGAGGGCGTATCGTTTTTGTGTCATGTCTGTATTATATACTACTATATAAAAATAGTAAAGTTAAATGGAATAATCTGCGCTATCCAATTGTTCTTTATAAAAAGCCCTAGCATCAGATTCATTGTCAAATTTTTCTAATAGATAAATTCCACCTAGCGGATGATTGAACCATACCAACCATGTACCGTCATCTTCCGAAGTACAAAATAGTTCTACTGGTTCTGCCATGTTATTCTTCTGTTTCAAATAATTCAGGGTCAAACTCATGTTCTTTTGATATAAAATCTTCAATTCTATCTTCTGCAAATTGCTTATAATCTGTATCAATGTCAAACCCAATATAGTTCAGTCCGCATTTTACTGCTGCAACAGCACTAGTGCCTGACCCCATAAAAGGATCTACTAATACACCTGTTTTTAACCCACTGAATTTAATGCATTGTTCAATCAGTGCAACCGGATATGTTGCAGGGTGACTACCTCTATGTTTTTCTCTATTAGCAATAGTATCGTATGGTATAAACCAGTTATTACCTTTGCATCTTGTTTCTGCTTTGGGTTTTTGATTTGTTAACTTTACTGAAAGTTGTTTTTCAAATTCAATTTTAATATCATCACTTGCAGTTTTATTAAAATCTTTAATATCTTTAAACCCAAATTTCTTTGCAAGTCTACCTTTTAATCTGCTTGAATTATCAATATTGCAATCCCACATATAGGGAACACCAACTCCAAGTTTATCACATTCAACATTACCTGTTTTAGTAAAGTGAAACAAGTGTTCCCATGTAGGGTTTGAAAACCTATTACTGTTGATGGGTTTAAAGTGACCTGAGGTCACATCACCTATTGCAATACTCTTAACCCATACAAAATTATTTTGTAGGATAAAGTTCTGTCTAGCAACATTACCCACGTCCATGCCTACCCATGGGTCAATATTACTATATCCCATATTAAGCCAGAAATGACCGTCATCTTTAAGACAATGCTTTACTGCTTTAAAAACTTTATCTAACCATTCTAGATATTCTTGTCTTGGTTTGTTATCTTGATAAGTGCCGTATGCAATACCTAAATTATAAGGGGGAGAAGTAGTAACTATATCTACGCTTTTTGCAGGCAATGCCAACATGCCTTCAACGCAATCTTGTAAGTGAATTATATTTGTGTTCATTTGAATATTTATGTGCTTTCCATGATGGGTGCAACATAAGTTCCTACCCGTCCTGTTGAAGTTTTATTTGTAATTGTTCCCACGACAGGAATGAGATTGTTATAATCTTCAACTACAAATTTTAAAGTGCTAAAATTACTAGTTGTTCCCGGTGCAGTCCATTTACTTTGGCATTTATCTAAATCAGTAAGCATCACAAATTTACCAACAATAATGCCAGTGTTGCTTACTTCAAACCTCATCAATAAATGCCATGGTGTTTTGCTATATCCATTGCCGGTCCAACTAATACCTTCACCAAACGTAATTTTTGATTCTAATGGTATTAGACCATAAAGATAATCCAAACCTTTACCTTCAGCAACAACAAAAGTTGAAAGTTTGTTTTTCATAAGTCTAGCAAAAATACTATCAAGTATAGGTGCCACCATTTTAGTTTTTTCTTGTGTCTGTCTACCTTCAAAATATTTTTCAAATGGCTGTTCTACTAAAGATTCAAATAAAGGTAACTTGATTGTATTCCATTCTTTTACTAATTCGGGTATAGTTTCTTTAATAGCACTAATAAGTTGTTGCATATATATATCAATAATTAGTTTCAATACAAGCATTGTATCACAATACCCATTTAATGTCAACCTTTGGGGGCGTATTTTTGTGTCAATTCTTGGACTTCCTCTACAGTGGCCAGCCCCGACTCAATCAATCTTTTCTGTTCCTGATTGATAGCAGACCTTTCAGCCATGCCTTGTTTCCAAACCCTATGATCATCACTAAATTCATAGGTCCAATCATGGGACTTTAATAGTTTTTCCAAGACAGCGAGAGGTTCGTTCATATCAAAACTCCTGCTTGGAATGCTTGGGTTTGCGTTTATACAATACTTTAGATTGTACAATTTTTTGCTTGAACGGAGTGTTGTTTTGAAACAACACTAGGTGAGCCCTGTGTTTGGGCTGTTCAATTTTGAATGAGAGTATTTGCTTTTTCATAACCCATAGTATAGCAGATACTCCATTTATTGTCAAATACTAAATTCCACTCTAGTGACGTTTTTTGTAGTGAAACTGCGCCATTCTTTTTTCTCTAAGTCAAATACTCGGATGCTAGTGGTTGATTCCTTGCGGGGTGTTTTACCTTCATGTAATGGTTTTGTTTCGGGCAATAATTCTGGCTTCAATGTACAATTCATTACACGTTCAGTGCCATCCTGTTTAGTAAAAGTAACTGTAACAGTTTCATTTACTTTAAGCATTCCAGTCAACCAGTTGGTAAACTTATCCCAATCTTGATCAGCCCAATCTTTTGTTGGATGATAAGGTTTCTCTAGTATATCAATCGTTTCCATTTTGCTCTTCCCATGTAGTAAAAAAGTTTTTCATTTTTAGTTCTTTTTCCCACTCATCGGCGTAATCATTGTCTGCATCACACAAAGCAAGTGCTTCCTTCTTACTTACTACACGATGGCTAACAATTTGTTCACCAAGATGTTCCTGACTAAACTCTTTTGCTTCCCCCATCGTTACCGTATCTAATGCCCATTCAACCTTGTCGTTACCTTGTTCATCAATACCAACCGGGACTTCAACCATGTAACGAGTACGAAATGTGCTGACGGCTTCAACTAACACCCATTGTTTCTCCTCGGATGCTTTCTTTCTAATACTAAATGATCCGTCTTTATTATCTTTCCACTTCAGTATATCACCAATTTCAAAACCATTCGATGCCATTACTTCATCTGGCAATGGTAGAATTAAGTCACCTGTCTCTGGATCTTCTTGTAATGTTGCGACCCAAGAGTTTTCACCTGTCTTGACCCACAGTGGTTCAAGTTGACTTGATTCAATTTCAGTTTTGATTTTCTTTTTACTCATAATATTTCCTTAATTAATTAACATACGAACAAGACCAACACTATCAATAGTCACTAGCAAAATATAATTAGCTATCATGCCAAATGATTTACGAGTATAACTAGCCCAAGCATACATAGCACACCCACTGATCCATATAGGGTAAAGAATAAGTAGGGGTGGGTTAGGTACCGTGAGCGCCATTGTGACCGCACAGCCGACGCTAGTAGCCCAAGCCGTAACTTCAACGACAAAACGAAAAGGATTTGTTGAATAGTCATCTTTGATGTAATTGTAAATGTTAAGCAATATTAAATTCATGTTCTGCAATTACGTTACGCAATACTTCCTCAACCATTTGATTCAATGTGATATCACGCTTATGTGCTTCCATTGTTAATTTTAACATAGTGTCATTGTCTAAATCAATTGGCACTTGAATGCGAGTATCAAACTTTTCACCTTTGAACATAGCCGTTGCCTTTTCGATGAAATCTTCTTCTGTTTCCAAATCAACCCACTTTACATCGTCCCAAGCTACATTAGGATCAATATTACGATCTGCTGCCTCAGTATCATATGACATACGATGTTCTGACGCAATATAACGATAGGGCTTTGGTTCATTAACACCCCATACACCTGCAACTGCGCTAACAGTTACTTCATAAGCCTTATGTGTTTCTGTATCAAAGACTACATAGCCACACGCATATTCGCTAGTGTAGTCAATACTACGGGTATTAGGTCCATAGCAATCCCAAAGATAATCACTACCGTCGGTGATTTTATGTTGAAAGATATTGTTTACTTGTTCAAGATTCATGTTATAGCTCCAGTTAAGATATGTTATTATACACTAAGTTTGGTGTATAGTCAATTGAATTGGGCATCATTTATAGTTTAAGCAATGCCCACATTGTGGTCTTTTCTAAATCATTTAGAAATTCTGGATACACTTCATCCAATTGATGTTCTTGAATTTCCTTGTAGCCTTTGTCTAGCTTTTTAAGGAAAATTTTATGGACATCCCAGAGACTACCTTCAACTATTTTAGTTTGTAGCTTTTTGCTACGGCGCCCCCAGAAGGTTACATACTTACCATCATCACGGTAAGATGCGGTTGGTGAAGTCAATTCAATCACACCCCAAATCTTGTCATGGGCGCCTTCTTTACACCAACCAATGAATTTATAATCAATCATTGTTCAACTTCCTCTTCTACTTCTTCTACAGTTTGATCGGGGATGTTTTCTGTATCACCATCTTTAGCAAATATAAACCCTAAACCCAACATTATTTCAGTCTCTGCCTGTGAACAGTTGCCACGGAAGATAAAAATCCTACGGGTCAGATTGTCGTTAGAATAATAAATCCTATAGGACACTCGGGGCACATTTAATTTTTCTGAAAGTAGAGGCTGCGATATCTCATCACCCCAATCTTCGGTGATAGATTCCCGTTGTTGTTCATACATAAAATCTTTCATTCTTCAACTCCATATTCTGTTTTAAGTTCGTCTAATGCTTTACGGACCTTTACTGCAACAGGTTTATACTTATCAGGATGAATAGGATGATAGGTGTATTCCATACCCGCCCATGTCTTGCTACCTGTCAATAATTTATCAACCTCTGCTAGAATTTGAAAGCGAGGATCAGCCCACATCTTGATTACATTATCAGGAACGATTGGTGTGTTCATTCTTCAACTCCGAAATGTTCTTTAATGTTGTCGTAAGCATCCAGCAAACGATCATTGACGAATTCCGTAGTCTGTTTATTGTTTGGATACAATAGTTCACTTTCGTCAACAATCATATCTTTAAGTTCTTTCAGACATTCTCTCACAATCAACTCGGCGAACTTTTCTGGATCAAATCTAATAACCAGTTCTGTACCGTTTGGGCCAACATTCACATAATTTTCATTGACAAATGACTGCCTATACAATTTTTCAATTCGTTCGTTCATCTTTTACTTTCTTAATGAATAGTTGCGTACCAGCAGGAAGATTCTTAAACATCATAGGCACAGTTCGTTCGTCAGATTGATCAGTATAGACTGTATGCCCGTTCCATAATTGTCTAACTTCCGGAAACTTTTCTGTTCCTATCACTCCTGCTATTTCAAATTCTTCGTTCATTCTTCAACTCCAAAATGTGCCATAATCTGATTACGAACCTCATACTCGCCACCCTCATACAGATGACCAATGTCAGCGCATTCCCGCACAATCAACTCGGCGAACTTTTCGTTATACAAAACAAACCATTCAGGATCATATTTTACAAAGGATCCTGGACGATTTTCGTCTGCGTATTTTCGTGCCTGTTCAACAAGTGCTTTAATTCGTTCGTTCATTACTTTACTCCAAATGTGTTCAATGCTGGACGCAATGTGTTAATCAATAGTGTCTCACGCTCATGTGCGGGACGCTTGCCTCGCACAATCTCAATAACACCGAATACAAAACGCTCGGCACCACGTTCACGCAAAGCGCAAGACAGACCCCAATTCTTACGCTCAGTCATGGCCCGTTGCATATGCTTTTGCATACGACGGCGCAATGTGCGAAACACATTACCCTTGAATGACAACGCAGTAAGACCGATATAAGTTTCCTGTGTAACTACATCTTGAATGTAGTACAGGACCTGATTACGATCTGTTCTGCGCTTGCGGACGTTTTCTG